GCAAAAATTAGTATGGCGCCTTCATGCGAACCGGCGGCTTTATCATAGCCCATGTATATCTTCATAAGTAATCCGCCAGTTTGTGTACGAACTCTTCGTTGTAAACAACGAATACCGCGTACAGCGCAACTACCACTGCAGCCATTAAGTATTCTTTCATTATGTTCTCCCGTTTAAGGTTGCAGGCCCCTGGTAAACCACCCTTCCGCAGTCGGCTCAAGCATGGCCGAGAGATCAGAGTGTTCCCGTATTAGCGTCGCATCTCTGCCGGAACACAAGTTTAGAGGGTACCTACAAAAGAGTGTTCTATCGGAGCACTCTTTTGTAGGTGCTGGTTACGTTATCCAGCGCCTCCGTAAAGAAGGCCGTATCACCACCGGGAGAAGGCGTATGGTGTAGGCGTGCTTCGTAGCGTTAGCCTGATTGTGTAAATCGGGCAATACATACCGGATTGCGAGTAAGGCTTCAGCACACGTACCTTATCTGAGCACCCCCAGCGGCCAGCTTCCACACTTCTATTCGTTGCACACGTACCCGTTAACTTACCTACAAAACATAACCCTGTCGAGAATTGAACTCGAATCGCCCTGTGGGTTACCAGTCACTCCAGATCACGGAGCCTTCAGGGTTATGTTTTGTAGGTGCTACCCTAGTTTGGGACGGCGGGTAGCAGCCGTGTTTCGTCAGTCCGTCCTACGTCCCCGCAGTTCTCTGTTTTAGGCATATTCGATAGTCCTAAGCGTTTAACTCCTATGGAGAAAATGGTGCGCGATTCCCTATCTTCAGCTATGCAGCTGCGAGTTGGCGGCTCGACCCTATCCCACTCTACCTCGGGGATAAACCCAGTAAGGATTTTTCTGACCCTTAAAACATACGCAAGACACGACTCGCTAGGCGGCCTTTCTACGCTCAGGCTGCGGGATTCATTTTTAAGAAAGGTTATCTTTACTGCGCCGTATGCTCCTTTTCCACATCCGAACCGCTTACTGTTTCAATCAGGGAGCAACCCCCATTTTATCAGTAAATCTCCCCTCAGTGTGCCCCGTGGCCTTTGGTCATCACACAGTTTTGGAGGCAAGGTTGTCGCTGTCGCTACTACGAGGATAACCCTTCTTAAAAATGAACAGTTAAGGGGGCTATCTTTTACCCTTTGGTTAAATCTTCTACCCCCGCCTTTTTTCGGTCCGAGGTGGCACCGGCCTCCCTAACTGTTGCTTAACATTCTACCTAGGTAGTTTAGCTGTGTCAAGTGCCATAGCCGCAGATAATCTATCTAGCTGTCGGCGGTCTATCTTAGACAGCATCCTGGATACACGGTGCATGTATCCAAGCGGGTATTTGTGCATCAGTTTTTTGAATGGTATTCGCCAATCTCCGCCCAATTCATAAGCCACGCTCGCATCGATCATTGCCGTTTGAAGTTCAAATAACTGTTCCGGTTTGGCTAGGTTAAGTTCTCGTATGTATTTCATCAGTTTTTTAGCCGCATTTTGAGTCTCCACAGGCGGTGCAACAGAAACAGCCGTCCATAAGGACTACCGCTTTCTCGCCGCATTTACGGCATACAGAGGCATTTCCTAGTCCTCCAGCCTGTTCCTTTTTATCTTCCAGGATCGCCTTTACGTGCTCCGGTATTTCTTCTGTTACGATATGCCCGGTACTTTGCAGGTGCTCTTCAATGATGTATCCTATCTCGGCCACCGTAGAGTTCATGTACCGCCCGCCTTTTTTGAAATATCCACCTGCTGGGTCAAAGACAGACTTCATTTCTTCTACTAGAAAGGATACATCTCCTCCTTTCCTAAAAGTGGCTGACATAACGCGAGTCATGGCCACTACCCATTGGAACTGATCCATGTTTTTTGAGTTTATGAATATCTCAAAAGGGTGCTGAACACCCTCTATTTCGATATTGTTTATGGTCACATACAGTGCGTGATCAGACTTAGGCGTTTTAATTTTATAGGTGGCTCCTAGCAGTTTGTCAGTGCGTTTTACCCCTTCATGCATGCCTATGTACACGGCTGGCGGGTTTTCTGTTTTTACCTTGTAAGATACTATTTTCTTATCAATCTTCACTCTGGATACTCCAGTTCAATCAGCAGGTCAATGAAGTGTCGAGCTTTGAGTAAGTCCTGCTTACCGTTTTTGGCTTTATGCCTGGACACATATTTTACGACTGAGCCTTCGCAAAAGCTTAACCCGTTTGCGTGTATGTACTCTACGGGCTGTATTTTCATGCCCTTGTAGTGACTCCCGCCTTCTTGGACGCTTAGGGCCGGCTGCTTAATCGGTTCTGTTATGGTAAAGCTGTCGTTCATCTTTGTCTCCTTCGGTTGAAAAGCGGATTTGTGTTTGCTACTGCCAGTCCGGGCTAAACAGTTGTTGCATGGGTCCGCGTAAGCAGATTCATGTTCATGCTCACATTTAAAACAGGAATTCACACTATTAACTCCTTAGAGGACATCCCAGAAGCATTTTTATGTCCACCACCCCCGAACTGTTTAGCGATAACAGATACGTCGTAGTCACCAATAGACCGTAGTGAATACTGCCACTCTTTCGTATTTCCATCATAGGAATAGACCAGGCCGAAAGTGCCGGACTGTTTAGCGAGAGCATTGCCCAGATCGGAGGCATGTTTTGTCGGGGCATTACAGGCTAAGCCTACGAAACCATAGATATTCACTGGGTGTGCTCTTTTTACCAATGCGGCTACTTCCTGGTCGGCCACCATGAGCAAGTCTTCTCCGCGTTTTGCCAACTTCCGTGCGTCGTAGGCGCACATATTACTATCCCAGTCATTAAAATCGCTGGTGACAAACGCTCTTAGTGCCGCGCCGAAAGGTCTGGTTAGTGGGTCTACGAAACGCCACAAATCCCGATCTTGGATCAGTAACAGCCCTAAAGGGGTTGGCGAGTAAGGGTGGAAGTGCTCCCATGCCATGACGCATCCTGAGCGGTTCATATCGAAAACAGCGAAATCTAAATCCGCCAGGTCTTCTTGTGCTGTTTTATGGTGATCCAATACGAGCAGACTTTCAGCCTTGTTGTACATTTCCCGGAGGACTTCACGTTTATAACTGAAGTCCAGTATGTACACCTCTCGCCCGGTCACGTCGGGCGGGGGGTTCCCATAGTGGACTTCGACATATTCAGCACTGTCGCCGAACTTTTTCCATGCTGCATAGGCAGCGCCAGCTCCGTCGGAACAATTTCCGTGCCGAAGGATAAGTACGTTAGAATTCATAGTTATCTTCATTGTCTTCGTCCGCTACCGGACTTAGGTTAGAAAGTGCAACATCCAAAACTGCCGCTTTGTATTCGGCCATAACATCGTTACGACCCCATCCAGTTTTAGCCTGGAGCCGCTGTTCGAAGTTTTCCTGTATTTCCATTAACATCTTTTTTATCATTTTAATCCTCTCTTTGCTAGTCCACGTTTTAGTGCATTTTCTATTGTCATTTTTGATTCAAGCCTATCTAATATGTCTTCGTCAACTGTGTCTTTTGCAATTATTTGATGTATGAATACAGGTCTTTTAAACCCAGCCTGTAATTGCCGAACTGCTCCCGCACGCGCAATGAGCTGGGCGTGATACTCATAGTTCCAGTCTACTGAAAAAAACACGATTATATTGGTTACGTTTTGAAACCCATCGACCCCGTGACCACCACTTGCAGGATGTATAAACAGGATAGGTATTTGTCCGGCTTTAAAGGCTGCTTCTGTCTTTGGTTTTGTATCGAAGGCTCTACCCTGCGGGAAAGCCTTTTTCAGTCTTACAAGATCGCTTTTAAAGGTGTACGCCACTATCACGGGCATACCTGCAGCTTCTTCGATTATATCAGCCAGGGCTTCCAGTTTAGCATCGTGTAGAGGCTCCCACTCTCCGTCCTCCCCGTAATAGATCGCGCCGTTAGCTATCTGGTGGACTTTCATGGTCTTAGCACCCGCATTGAAAGCCTCCACTTCTCCATTTTCTATTTCAATACAAAGTTCTTTCTCCATTTGCTCGTACTGCCTACGTGCTTTTGGCGGCAGGTCTACATATATGTTGTTAACTATCTCGTCGCCTAAGTCAAGATAGTCCTTGGCCCTTAGGGTAAAGGTCGTAGGCGCAATAGCCTTGCGTATCTCACCATCTGAATGCGCAAACATTTCCTTTATGCGAGTAAACGGATCGGTTCTAAACCATCGGGAGTCGAAAGCACCATAGGTATTTCCCAGAGAACTTCCACCATCTATAAAAAACTGCTGTCCCCAAAGGTCGTCTAACCCCTTGCTGGCTGGGGTGCCTGTTAGGTTCCAGAATCTCTTAGTGTGCTTAAATGCAAACGGGGCTAGGGAACTTGTTCGCAGACCGCCAGTGCATACCAGACTATTTCCCCCCGTTTTTAAAGCTCTCCAGTGCGACCTATGCGACTTCAACTTGCTCGATTCGTCGGCAATAATAGTCTTGAACGGCCATTTTTTGTTTCTAAACAGGCCTGCTAACCACGGTAAATTCTCATAGTTTATCGTATAGATGTCTGCGTCAGTTTTAAGCGCCTCCAGGCGTTGCTTCTGATCACCGACGATGGTTGAAATCGATAGGTAGGTTAAATGATCCCACTTCTTAATCTCATCCCGCCAGGTATTGCGAGCTACCCGTAGTGGCGCCAGGATTAAGAATTTTTCAACTTCACCGCACCGGATCATAATATCGATAGCGTTCAAAACCATAACACTTTTCCCAATTCCCATATCTACGAATAAATTGGCTCGGTCGTTACGCAGTAGGAATTGGGTACCCGCTGTTTGAAATTCGCCCCTCGGTACAAAGGGTTTACTCACTATATCGTGCATGCTATATCAACTCATCCACTGTAGGCAACCTACGTGGCGTCCGGTTCTTAATCTGATTTCGCACGGTATCCCTGTTCATTTCATTGAGGGACGGCCACCATTTAGCTTCCATCTCGGTTATGTAGCATTTCTTACAGATACCCCGGTCGTCAAAAATATGTTTGCAGTTCATTCTATATCTCCCGCGATCATGCCCCTATCGGTATTTACCATTCCGCCGCCGTAGCGTTTGTAATACTGCTCTATGTCAGGTGTCGGATAGGTTTCTATCGCGGCATAGGCGTAGCTGATAAAGGCTAGGCCAAGACCAATTACTACTAGGCAGGCTTTTTGTTGTCTGGACATTTTTTCTTCTCCCCGAATATGCGTTCCCAGTTCTCTTCGAACTTTTTCTTATCGGTAGGCCTTTGCTGGCTACCTTTCCCACCGTCGCTCATCTCAAAAAATCCCTTAAAAGTTTACTATCGACCGGCACTGGTTTTATCTTCAAAATGCGCCTGTTTATCC